TTGTACTGGTTTTTACTCTGTGTAAGAATTCAATAATTTGGTCTCTTAGGATTCCGTCGTCTTTTTCGCCAAGATCTTCCTTGATTATCGTTACGAGTAATCCCAAAGTAGGAAAAGATTTGTACTTAGTGTAATAAGAAAAGAACTTGTCAGCCAAGTACTGAAGATACTTCAAGTCAAAGAACATAGGGTTCATGACTTCGACCATTTGGGCTGCCCACTCTCTATCTGTAGTCAAACTTTGGAATATTTTTTCCTGGAAGGCTTTTCCATATCTTCCAAAGTGATGTTCAGTAGAGTTCTCAAATTCTTGCATTACTATCTCCGAGTTGCTGCTCTTAACGATGCAAAAAAACCATCTGCATCAAAATTATTGATTCCGTACTTAAGCATGTCTCTTATTAATTCTATCTTATTCATAGATGTATCATCTTCTTCAAAAGCGTCACGTATCTTTTGTATCTGAAATGCTGAAAGGTTATTTATGTCCAGATACATTAGTCGCCAATTCCTCTTTGGAACATCAGAAAATTCAACTATGTTAGTGTATATCTTCAACTTACTTTTTTCAAGCATTTGTTCAGATTTTTTTATTATGTCTTCAACGCTCACAAAATCCTTTTCTCCCATTTCCGGAAATCTTTTGGCTAGAGAAGAAAAGCCCACTCTTGGAACTCCCTCTAGGTTGTCTGAGGGGTCTCCAATGAAGGACCTTGCGGTGCAAAAATTGTTGACATGAATTCCAAACTTTTCTCTAACATCTCGAAGATTGATGAAAGACTTTTTACCAGGTGACCACTGCACAACTTCTCTCGACAAGACCTGATAGAGATCCTTGTCAGACGAAACTACAACCTTTCTGGTTCCTTCGAACATGTGTCTCGCTATGTATGCTATGATATCGTCAGCTTCACAGTCTGTGATATAGAGCTGTTGTACAGGAGTATGCCTCATCAATGAGATCAGCATGGCAATCTCGTTGTCTCTATTCTGAACTGTGTCGGGTATCTCTTCTCCGTAATATCTATTTAGCTTTTGGGGTCGTCTTCCGTTTTTATATCCCTTGTAGATCGATCTTTTACGAAGAGAACCTCCTCCTTCCCAGACGATCACAATCTTTCTAGGGCCTATTCTATCAGAAAGATATCCTAGTGCCTTCATAAATTCTACTACACCTCCCACATGATTTCCATGCATTCCTATCGTAGGATTTGCAACAAAGTGTTGCATGAAAAGATTTAAGCCGTCGACGAGGAGGATGGGTCTGTCAGACATCATGCCTCCGGATCTAGGATTTCTTCTTCTAAGTCCATCGCAATTGATCGAACCTCTTCATAGGATTCGTGATCAACAGACATATGATCGTTGTGACTCATGATCCTAATCATTGCTTTTTCCAAAAGAAAGTCACAGTATTTTGAATACTCAGGGTCAGTCATGACTTCGTTAAAGTCGGCTTTATAAAATTTCTTTTCAACAAATACTTCGCCAGTTTTTTCGTTGTGGACTGTTAGAGTTTTCCATGCTCCGTTTCCTCCGATTTCTACAATATTGTCACCCATCAATTCAGGGCCATGTTTTCTGAGGACATCGAAGACTTGTTCATGCTCCCTGATTCCTTTTCCAAAATGAATTTCAAACATACATTCTCTGAAGGGAGCAGAAACCTTATTTTTGATCGTCTTAGCTTTTACGTTAATACCGATCACTTCCTTGTTCTTGTTTGTAATTTGCTGTCCGGCGCCCAGTTTAATTCGTACAGACGAGTGAAAAGGTATTGCTTTCATGTTAGTCCTCTACTTTCATAGAGGCATGGACTATATCTTCAAAAATCTTATCGTGTGTAATATCTTTTAGATCACTTTCCCAGTATCTCAAGATACCAAAGCCAGATTTAAGAATTTCCTGATCTTTGGTTCTGTCGTTTTCCCAGATTTCTTTGGCTAGCGTCTTTTTTCCGCCAATCAAATCTTCAGGTTTAAACTTATCTGGATTTGCGTGCCAGTAATCACCATCAATCTCAACGATTACATGATGGTCTGGTAGATAAAAATCACAAACATACCTTTTGACAGGCTTTTGTGTTTCATATCTAACGCTAAGTTCATCTAAAATTTTAGCAAACATAAGCTCAGGCCTCGTATTCTTAGAGCACGAAGGTAACACATTTTTATTATGCCACTGCTCCTGTCTTTTGTCTGCCTCTTCAATGCCGTATTTAACTACCCATCTTTCATAGTTCGACTTTTTCATCCATTCTGTTGGCTTCACAGATTTAAGTTGTGGCCACTTATCTGGATTTTCGGATATCTTTTGCTTCATTAGAGAAGATTGACTTTTTCTGTAGCCTTCCTTTTGAGTAGCCTCCCGACAAGCGACAGCTTTTTGTTCACGAATCTCAGGAGTCCCGTAAACTTTATCGGCCATTCTTTGACAGTTTTCCTTATTCATTTCTGAACTTCTCCACTCTGAGAATCTGTCAAAATCTCCAAAACTTGCATTTGGATAATTTCGCTTGTAGTCTTCCGTAGTCATTCCATGTCTTTTAAGATGCGAGTTGGTTATGGCTTTGAAGTCCTTACCGCATACTTCACACTTAAATTTTTGTCCCGCGCTCATAGGTGCTTTCTCCTTGCACTTATAAATATCATGAAACGGTAAAGCCTTACCATGAAACTTAATTTTTGCAAGGTTACTAATCACTAGTCTCTGAACCTTCGACCTGTCACCAGGAAGCTTGGCTGCGAATTATCCAATCCTGCATCTTTTTCAACATTCACGCTCGCAATTACTCGCCACGTTGTAGTGCTGCAGGCTCTAAGGACGTTCTCGCAATTCACGGGATGAATTTGCATTTTATCCTCTTGCTAGGGAGGCAAGCATTTCACCACCCGGCGTTGTGTTGTGATTAACGTGACCATTAGCAATATATGCATTGCCATCCGGAACACTTACATCAACAACGTTCATCCTTCCATCCATTCTAGAAGCTTTTGGATTATCCTTCAGCTTAACCCACTCTCCATTCTCTAGAGTCCTGTGAACAGATGTACCCTGTAGATCTCCAAGAATGTATGATGTCTCTACAGCTTGCTTTACTACAAAGTTGGTCATAGGCTTAAATCCATCTGGACCTTCTATCATAGTTCCAACATCTGTGAGATCATACTCACAGGGTGTTTCAAAGTCATCAATCCCCAGAATCTTAGCATATTCTGCGAATGTCAGTTCCTTCTCTATCATTGCCATGTTAGTCTCCTTTTTTGGCGTTATATTCGCGAAGTCTTTCCGCGAAAAGTGAATTTTCATCGTATCGAATTTTAATCCTAGTTGTTTCAGGATTTACGCATGTCGGATCTCCATACATAACTCCAACGTTTGTCCTGATTTGATTTAAACATATGAACAATACATTTTGATTCGCAATAACTCCGGTTATCTTCCTCATTCCTTTTGAAATTGCTCGAGCTTGCAACCCAATTGATTCTTTATCGTAATCTCCGATAAGTTCAGCTTTTGGTGAAGAAGCTGCAACAGAATCCCAAATGATCGTGATGGGTACATCCTTGTCCATTGCTTTTGCTTTTAAGATGGTAGATTCAGCGATAGAGAGCACTTCTTCAGTACAATGAGTATCAACATAGACAAATCTCTTAGTAATGTCCACACCTAAAAGAGAGAGGTTATCAACGCTTGTCGCATTTTCTGTATCGATGTATACCACAATCCCACCCATTTGTTGTGTAGACCGAGCAATCTGAATTGCTATATGCGATTTTCCAATTGAAGGTGGGCCGAAAATTTCAACAATTCTTCCCTCAGGAAGACCACCGTTTGGTCGATTAGCAACAATGTAATCGAGAAGTCGAGAACCCGTACTTATCCACCGTTTAACGTGTGTTGGTGAATCATCGAATGCAAGATTATAAGCGACTTTTGAGCTATGCTCCTTGTTTAAAGAGGCGATCAAGTCAACAGTGAAATCATCGGACTCTATATTCTTTTTCTTTGCCATTTTTTCTCCTTAAAGAACTAATAGTATTTTATGTAAGAAGAGTCAAGTGTACAGTGATAAAAAAAATAAAGCGGCATTTTGCCGCTTTATAGTATTTGTATCTTTATTGTGAGCTATTAGAGATCTTCTAAATCAGCGAAAGCTTCGTCTAGACTCTTATACTTCTTAGAATCAGTGGCTGTGGAAGGAGTATCGGTATCATCATCAAAACTAGAAGACTTTTCAGAAGAAGTCGTGGAAGAGTTTTCTGTAAAATTACCTCTAGAAGTTCCAAGGTCTTCGTCTTCATCAGAACCATTCAACCATGCAGTGACGATGTTCTCAAGCTCTTCGTATGTCTTGAGTGAATAGATCTCATCAAGATCAGGAATGTTCTTGAGCCAGTCTTTTGCCTGAGATGTCGTTTCGGAAAGCTTGCTGCTTTTACCTCTAGGCCGAACTTCAGTTGTTGCCCATTGTCGACCAGGTGTCTTCGTGCAAATAACCTTTACATCTCGTCCAGATGTAGGATCAGTGATATCGCCGTAATCTTCGTCAAGCATGATGTTGAGAAGCGACTGATATACTGTTTTACCAAATGCCCAGATTCGGACACCTTGATCTTCCTCACCTCTAACGACTACAGGAGCATAACATCTCATTTTCGGGTAAAGCTTCTTAGCTAGCTCGTAAGATTCCTTAGAACCGTCGTCTCGAAGCTTGGTGATGAGCTCTTGAATAGGATCGTTCTTACCGAATTGATACGGAGCTAGTAGTCCCGGGTTATTTCCAATGTTGTAATAGAACCATCGTTCTTTGAACGGCTGTCCGTCATTTTCCGGAAAAGCCAACAAACGGACAGTGGTATCTTCTCCTTCTTGAGGTCTCC